TGAAAAACTCTTAGAATTATCATATATTAATCCTGCATCTTTCACAATATTTTCTACTTCTTTTTCTACATTACTTCCAATCCTATACGAACTACCTATATGACAATGTTTTATATTTTTTATTTTGGGTCTTTGTCCTAGTTTTACATCAAATATCTCTCCAAAAGATACAACACCATTACCTGTAAGAGAACCACTAAATGACATTACTAATCCTGCGGTTGTTTTAGAATCAGAACTACCTTTCTTTCTAGTAGTAGCGATTGTTAATGTTTTTCTTTGTGAATTATTTCCATCAGTGATATATGTTTCTATCGTTTCACCATCAGTAAAATGGTCATCTATAGCAGTATTAGTTCTTCTTTCAATAAATGTTGAGGCATTGTCTATGTCTAACAGTAAATGCATTTCATATACAGATTCTTGGTATTGTAGATTATCATCATCTTGTCCTCCTCTTTTCCAATTAAATGCTACTTCTTGTGGCTTCATTACATTGAACTCTATTTTATCTTCGTGACCATCAAAGGTGGTTTCTGAAATTCTCATTAATCTATATTTTTTATTATTGCTGTCTATTGTTAAATTAGCATCTACCGTAATAGTATGAGTTTCAATATTGGATGTAGTAGGTAGTGTAGAAACAGTGTGGCTTATTATTTTGTGAATGTCAGCAGGATAAGCACTATCAGGGTCTTTTCTTAGACTTCCTGCTACTGCACTAGCAGATAATGAAACATCAGTAAGAGACTCAGATACAATATAATAACCTGTTAAGTTAGGCATAAAACTTAACCAAGCATGTCCTGTATCTGCATTCAGTACAAAGGTTAGTTGAGCATTAGATACAGTAACCCCACCACTACCATGTGTTAAATTAAAAACAGGTTTAACTAACATTTGAGCAGAACAAACAATTCCATCTCCTGAATTACATGCTGCATGAGTTGCATTAAGTCCACTGGCAATAGCCTTCTTGTCTCCAAGAAAATCTCCATCAGTTCTTGTGCCAATCATAGAAAGGGTTGTACTACTGGGATAAGATTGTATAAAAGAAGTACGTGTATGTTGGTCTAATGTATTACCTACCCCATCTATATAATCCGCATAATTAGAATCAGTATCTAAGTCTAGCGGAGCAGAAGAAATAGATAATGTATCTAGTCGCACTGTACTATCAGACTCAGCCTGTCTAATATCCTTGAATACACCAATACAATTTTGATATGGATGAGCAAAGGTAGCAGAATTAGTATCAGTTAACCCCATACCATACTTATCTAATATACTAAAATATGTATTACTACTTTTGTACCTTTCAACTAATGCTGCAATTACTCTTGACATATGAAGGAAATGTCTTGTTCCTGAACCCCAATTAGTTCCATGAATAAATGGACTAAATATTCGGTCTTCATTATTTCCAGTGTTTACTTTCTCTTCTGCAATTATTGGTAATATAACATTTGGTGCTTCATATTCATCACCACCATCAGATAATCTACCAAATTTAAAATTAGCATTTGCTTTACTACCTCTTCTAGTAAAGAAAACATCTGTCCATCTTATATTTTTTAATGCATCTCTTCGGTCTGTCAAAAAATTAGCATCAGTAGTAGTATCTAAATTATCAATCATATAATCAATTGTTCTATGTATTCTGAATCTTTCTACTCCTTCTACCGCAGAATTACCATCAAATCGTAACATATCTTTACCCGATGTATTTCCATATAGAGTTGTAAACCCATCATCATCAAATGCAGCATTAGGTCTAAACACACTACCATCATGCTTTACAATTAATCCATTTGATTCAGTAGGAACGACTATTCCACTAGCGTTAGAAACAACGGCATATCCACTAGCCACATTGTCTCCTGTAGATGGATAAGCCCCTATAACCTGTTCATCATAAAACACATCCCCTTCACTTTCAGTCAAAGATTCACTATCAATTTCACCGTTTTCCCCTATTTGTATTGTACCTGTATCTGCGGTTGGAGTATCAAACATTACATAATCAAAATAAGGAATTGTTGGTATTTGTTCAGAGGGTTTCAAAGACTCAAAATCTATAGGATTAAAGTGCCAATCAAAAGTTGCTTCTACTAATTTAATAACACCCCATCTTCTAAGTTGATTTGTAGTCTGTGTTGCACTTTGTATTTGTCCTGTTTCAAACATATTTTCTGTTTTTACAGTTTGTTTAGTTGTACCATCATATAATTGATGATTTGTTGAACTTGTAACAGATGGAGTAGATTCTAATAAAATAGCAAATTGGTCATAACTAAGTGTGTGAAACCCTAAATTATTCCATCTTAATTTAGACAATGGGTATATATCACCTACGGCCATTAGTTCATATGGAATAGTTCTAGGGTCTATTTGTTCAAACACATCATACATAATATCATACTCTTTTACTGTATTACCACTACTACCATGTGACTGGTTATATTGATATGATTCTATTAGGTCATGATTTCCATAGAAGGCTGTTCTTTGTGTATAATTCTTAATAGTATTACTACCGAGTATAGGTTTGTTATCTGCTGTTATAGCAGGGTCAGTAACCGTACCTGTAACTGTTGTACCATATCCTACTGCATAACCTTGTATTTTTTGTGGTTTGATTCCTTCACTATAAATGGTATCAGATGTCCTTGTTAAAGTACCTGCTTCAAAAGTCTGTAAATCCCAATATCTAATTGTTTCTTTTGGATGATATATTCCGTCAAAGGTATCAGGTAAGCGATGTATATATCCTCCCGTATTAATATTATTATTTACCATATAGATATGAGTATTACCTCTAGTGTCAGATGTATTTGTATCTATTCTTCCTAATACAATAGGCATTTTAGGAGCAATAGATATTACTGTTTCAGATTCACTCTTTTCATCTACTTCCACTACGGCAAAAGATTCTGAATTTAAAGAATTATAGTTTGTTATTTCATTAACTATACCATCTTCGTTTCCAATAAAAAAGGCATGAGCAGCATCATTAGTTGAAGCACTTCTTATCGAACTAACATCATAGCCTAATGTCTTGTCATCGAAGTTGTCTCCTGTATTAGAAGAACCTTGTACATCCACAATAGTGTGACTAGGAACTCTCCCATCTAATTTAATTGCCTTATCGAATATTAATCCTTTCTCACTAAAAGAGGCAAAATCATTAATTGTATCAGTATGAGCAGAATTAGACTGTAATGATTTGAATGATATTAAACGAGTATTATCTACAAAGGGGTCATAATGTTTTATTGCAGTAGTTGATGTAGTGGGTGTTTCACAAATAGTATGAGCCAAAGTAATATCTGTTCCATCAATACTAACAACTTCTCCTAATAGTTCTCCGGCTTGATTTACTATAATTTCATATTTATTAACAACTCCACCTGTAGCATTTAATTTTACAACTTTACCTACCAACATATTACTACTATTACCAGTTAGACTTGTACCGCTTCCGTTCTTAAACGCCTCAACTGTTCCTGTATAAGGTGACATAGTACTCATTACTAAGTCATCACTAGAAACTAAATTTCTGTTAATCGTTTTAGATAAGAACTTAGATACATCATCTCTACCTGTAACTGTAATAGCATTTACACCATTCTCAGTCATAGTTTGTATATCTTCTATTACACCACTAAATACTTCTTCATGTATGGCATATCCTCCATTATAATAATTTAATCTTCTACCTGTACTTTGGTAAAACTTAGTATCTTCATTTTGTAACTTTATTACTTTATGCACCTTGTCGATATAATCAATTTTGTTTTCATGAGCATTGAATGTTTTAAATGTACATCTTGCATTATATAATTTAGCATCTTCTTTATCTATAGTTCTACCATTCAGTGTTAATCTAGTTTGATTAATGTCATATTCTGTATCAGCCTCAAATTTTACATTTAGAACATGTGTATACCCTGCAACTAAAATTGGGTGATTATTACCTGCTGCTGCTTCAGGTGTAGAACTAACTGTCCATGTATTAGCGGTTTCTTCTCTTTTAGCCTTTATAGTAAATTGTTGATAATCTCCTGCTGAGTCTCTGACTTTCGTAGCGACAGCATCAACAACGTAATAATATCCTTTAATCTTAACAATAGAATTTGCTGCGAGAATACTTTTCAAATCATAATTACTATCTAAATCCATTATTCTAAATACGTTGCTAACTATAGTAGTTCTTCCTTGTATTGGTTTGAACTCCAAGTTATCAATAAAAGTAGTCTTACGCATTTTGAGTATTTCATCTTCTTTG